TTCCTGAACATGCTGTCCTTCCCGGAAGAGATCGTAATGGGCAGCTATCCACAGAAGAATGCCTGGACAGTGTGGACAGCCAGACCGCTGTTGAAGGAAGAGAACGGGCGCGAGCATCCAGTCGGACGTCTGTTGCCGGATGGCTCTGCCCTGATCAAAGCCCAGTATCTGGCTGGAGGGTTCATCCGACTCAAACGTTCCTGCCTGGAGAAATATAAAGAAGCATATGGCGAGGAGTACAACTACTACGACGCCGGGGCCGATCCAGGGAAGCCGGACCGAAAGTATATCGAGTTCTTCACCTGTGAGCGGCGCAAGAACGATCTAGGCAACAATCTGCGCTGGGGCGAGGATCGTGTCTTCGGGCTGCGGATGGCGGATATCGGCATCGAAGGCTGGATCTATCCCAATGTGGACTTCGGGCATTATGGGGTGAAGGGCTGGATGGGCAACTTTGACCGCTTTCTCAAGGATCCGACACAGCAGGCAGCATGACTACTGCATCCGACATCATCACCCGCGCCGCCAGGGCATTGGGCTATCTCGGCAGGACCGAGACACTATCCGCTGGAGATGCGACAGACGGGCTGAATACATTCAATGCGCTGCTTGATTCCTGGAGCAACGAGAAGTTGATGTCTTATGTCACACTCCAGCGCAGTTTCTCGCTGGTCGTGGGCACGCAGTCTTATACGATCGGCAGTGGCGGCGATATCAATGTCGCCAGACCTCTGGACATCACCCAGGCTTTCCTGCGCGATGCACAGAACAACGACTACCCGATCGTGATCGTAAATCAGGAGACTTGGAACAATATCGGCGAGAAGCAGATCACGAGCCAATTGCCTGATACGCTGTTCTATAGCTCTGGCTACCCGCTTGGCACGATCTACATATTCCCAGTGCCATTGATCGGTTACACCATCTTCTATGACAGTGTGACCAATCAGGTCACGTTCTCGGATTTGACAACGTCTCTGTCCATGCCTCCAGGCTATGAGCGCGCATTCATCATGAATCTGGCGCTCGAGCTGGTGAGCGCAGGCTTCCCGATCCTGCTGGACGACAAGACCTACATGCGCCTGATGGACAATGCCTCGGAAGCAAAGGCGAACGTGAAGCGCACCAATATCAAAGAGGTGTTGGCGGAATACGATCCTGCGATCATCAGCCAATCGCAGGCCACCTACAACATCTATAGCGACGGCTACAACAGAATCAGATGAGAATCGGTCTCTTTGGCATCGGCACCGACAGCTACAGCAAGGCGATCACGGCCCAGCGCCGGATCAACTGCTATGTGCGCGTGCGCCAGAACAGCCAGAAAGCGGCCTTTTCGCTCATCGGCAGGCTCGGCCTGCAATCTGCCGGCTCGACCGGATCTGCAGGCATGCGAGGGGCCTGGGCAGTCAATTCTCTCTCCACGCCTGTGATCTTCGTCGTCAACGGCAATACCCTGCGAACCATCAATAATGCAGGAGTGATCACTGTAATCGGCACTATCGGCACATCAGAAGGCCAGGTATCCATGGCTGATGATGGCACGTATTTGGTATTGGTGGATGGATCTGCGGGATATTACTACAACATGGTAACGCCAGGAAGTCTGACGCAGATCGTAAGCGCCAATTTCACCACTACGCCAACGACCGTCACCTGGCAGGATACGTACTTCATCGTCACGAGCAGCGCAGTCACCAAGCAATTCCAGCTCTCGGACAACAACGACCCGGCGACCTGGCCAGCAATCAATATCAACTTCGCAGGCAGCGGCGGCGGCATGCTACAGGCAGGAATCGCGGATCACAACATATTGAACCTGTTCGGCGATATCTATACCGAGTTCTGGCAGAACACCGGAAGCCCAGACTTCCCTTATGCGAAGATCCCGAGCGCATCGGCACAGTACGGATTGGCCGCACCGTTTTCCCTGGTGCAGTTCGATAATTCGCTTGTAGGGCTGTTCACGGACAAGAACGGTAATCGCAACATCTCCAGATTGCAGGGATTCGCATTGCAACGGATCTCGGATGATGATATCGATTACATTTTGTCCACATATTCTGTAGTGGACAACTCCAGCGCATTCGTGATCGTGATCGATGGCCATCCTTGCTATGTGATCAACTTCCCGAATGCAGAGCGCACCTTCATGTACGATGCGGCCACGCAAATCTGGTCGGAACTGGAAGGATCTACCGGGAATTTCCAGGGATGGAAGTCCGCTTTTCTGCTTGGGAATACGTTCCTCGGAAACAGAACCGATGGATCGATTTATACTTTGGGCACTTCGCAGATTTACGAAGAGGCCGGCTCTACCTTGCCAATGGAAGTGATCTCTGATCACATCTTCGAAGACGACAAATACATTGGTATCAGTCAGGTGCAGATCGATGTGCAATCAGGAGTAGGAACCGCAACAGGACAGGGCAGCAATCCAATGATGGATCTGCGCGTATCTAAGGATGGAGGAAACAGTTTCTACTCTGTGGGCTTTTCCAGTATGGGGCCGATCGGTGAATACACGCAACGCGTGATCTGGAACAGTCTGGGAGCCGCGCGTGATTGGGTACTTAAGTTACGGATCACAGATCCGGTCAAGCGCGTCATTACCGGTGCTTCTGCCGAGATCAACATCGCGAGGTTTTGAGTGGCGATAGAGGGTCCTAGAATCCAGTTACCGACTTCTTTCAGAGTCGTAGACGACGCTGGCAATCTGTTGCCGGAGTGGACTTCATTCCTGCATTCGCTGCAGCAAACAGGATTCAATTTGACCCGCAGCGGAGCGACGGCTTCCAGGCCTACCTCCACTCTGGAAGGCAGATGGGTAGGGATGCCTTATTTCGATACGACTCTGGGCTATCCGATCTGGCTGGAATCGGTCAATCCGGATGTATGGGTGGATGCAACAGGTACACCTGCATGAGCATTACCGCACTTCAGAAAGCCATGCGCGAAATGCCACAGGCCATAGGCCTGGTGACACGGCATTACTTCGCCGATGGCATGTATGCAAGAGAGTTGATCCGGCCTGCTGGCACGCTCATCGTTGGCAAGACTCACAAGCATGAGCATTTTTATATCGTCACCAAGGGCCGCGTACAAGTCGCATCCGATGAAGGAAGCGACATCTATGAGGCTCCTACGGTAATCGTATCCAGGCCTGGGACGAAACGTGCGGTACTGGCGCTCGAGGATTCGGTCTGCATGACGATACACAGGACCGGCTTGCGCGATTTGGATGCGATCGAACGCGAATTGATCGAGCCGGAAGAAGAAAGTCTGTTCGACGCACGCAATGAATTAAAGGAATTGCCATGTCCTGGATAGGAGTTGCAGTAGCTGGAATCGGCGCTGTAGGCGGACTTCTCGGCTCGGAAAAAGCTGCCGGAGCACAAACGCGCGCCGCCAGAGAAGCGGCGCAAACGCAGGAACGGATGTTCCAGCAGATGAGGCAGGATCTGGGGCCATATCGGCAGATAGGTAGCCAAGCTAGTGTTAGTTTGGCTAATTTGCTTGGCCTTAACATGCGCCCTATGCCAACAGCGCCTACGCAAGCGCAATTCATGAGACAAACACAAGTAGCACCGTCAATGTTTAGACAGAATAGAGGCATACCGATTGCGTATGATCGAAACACCGCAATTATGAGCATTCCGCGTGGCGGTGGTGCTGTGTCTAGCTTGGATCAAGCTGCATACGATGCTGCAAGACGTCAATATGAACAAGACTTGGCCGCATACAATGCTCAACCTTCAGAATCTTTCGGATCGTTGCTCAAGCCATTCACGTTAGCGGATTTCCAGGAATCTCCTGGTTATCAATTCAATCTGCAACAAGGCGAACAGGCAATCCGCAAAGCTGCAGCAGCGCGAGGGAATTATTACGCCCCGCAAACCTTGCAGGATATCTCCAGATTCTCTCAAGGTCTGGCATCCAACGAGTTCCAGCAGGCGTTGCAGAACTATCGCGCCCAACAGAGCGATGTATACAGCCGCCTCTTTGGTGTCACTGGGTTGGGCGAGTCTGCTGCTGCACAAACTGGTGCCGCAGGCATACAGACTGGACAAGGCATAGCGGAAACGCAATTGCAGGGAGGTGCGGCACGCGCGGGAGGCATTGTTGGAGGAACCAATGCTTTGCTGGGTGGACTTGGAGATATCGGCCAACAGATCCAGCTGCGCAATATTCTGACTCAATCAGGCTATCAGCCGGCATCCGGCGCGCGAGCGAATTGGTACGGTCCGTTGAGTCCTTACGGCTAAAACTATGGCACTCGATCCCACATTATCCTTGCAGATCCGCAGACCGGAGATTCTGAATCCGGTACAGCAGATGTCTCTGCGCAACATCGCGCAGCAGATCGAGGCCGGAGGCATGGAGATCGCTGGGGCGAAAGCTCAGGTCCAAGCGCAGACTACGCTTTCCAGGCTGGCGCAGGAACCGGATGCGTTCGATGATCAAGGCCTGCCGACGCCACAGTTCATCCGGCGCGTATCGTCCACCCCAGGACTCGCCCAGGTCGGGCAAGAGATGGCGCAACGGCGTCTGGTCACCATGCGCTCCCTGCTGGCGATCGCTTCCGATCAAGCGGCGCTCGAGAATGCGGCTGCTGAACGGCAAACCAGAGAGCAATCATTACTGGACGATTTGAAAGCGAAATCCCTTCCTGCTGGAGAATTGGCTGCTCAGGAAGGCGCATCTCCAGAACAGCAGGAAACGGCCTATGAAGATGCCTGGAAGGCCAATATCGAGGAGATGTACAACTCCGGATCCCTGACGGCTATGGTCGGACCGGAGCGAGCGGAACATCTGCGCAATGCCGCGCCAATGAAGTACAGCCTCGCCAAGGGCGCTGGCATGAAGCTAGAGGATATCGCGAAGATCGGCGAACAGAGAAGAGCTGCCGAGGCGAGACTCGAGGAACAAAGAGCTGGACGCCTGCAGCGTGAAGAAGAGGCCGCCTTCCGTCGGGAAGAGCGCGCGGATATCCTAGCGGAAAAGAAAGAGGCCCAACAAGTCGAGCAATTGACAAGAGTCGAAGCGGTCGAAGACAGTTTAGGGAGATTGGAAGATGCTGCAAAAGAATTAATAAACCATTCTGGGTTGAGTGGCATCATGGGATTAGCTGGAACATTGCCCATTGTACCTGGCAGTCCGCGTGCGGATGCAGATGCAGCATTACGATCATTAACATCTAGAGTATTTGTCAATGCAATACAAGCTATGCGAGATGCAAGCAAAACAGGTGGCGCCGTTGGTAACGCAAGTGACCGGGAAGGGAAAACATTAGAATCTACCTTAGGAAGTCTAGAGCGCGTGCAATCTTATGCGCAGATGCAAAAAGTACTACGTGATGTCATAGAATATGCACAAGGCGGTCGTAGCAGAGTCCGTAATGCTTACGAAAGGCGCTGGGGTGGCGAAGAAGGCGCACTAGAACTGCCTCCAGAAAAACCCAGAAGCGAAGTCTATCCGCCTATGCCTGGAAGGTTGTCGGATTTCGAGCCAGGCCAGATTTATCAGACTCCACGAGGACCAGCACGCTACAGCGGGCGAGTCGATGCTCAAGGCAATCCAGTCTTCAACACCATAGAGACGGCTCCTGCTGGACAACCGGAATTGCCGAGGCCGAAG